CCAAAAAAAAAGCAATTATTTTTATAACTACTTGATAGTGAGGTTAATTAATTTTCACCATTTATCTAGATTGATAGTTTTGGGTTTAATCAATTTACGTTTGGTTTGTGGTTTAGCGAGTGGGTGTCTGTATTTATCTTGGTTGAGTATATTCAATCGTTTATGTTGATGTGTAATTGGGTTCAAATATTTGGACCTAGCATCGTGTATTGGTTGATTGATGCAAGATGGAATTAATATTAGCAAAAAAAATAAGAGTACAAATTTCTTCATACTCTTAATTAGTGATTGTTTGAAAAGGTTTTTTATTTTCGGGGGTCTTTCCACGTATCTTGTATCATTGATACTTCTTCGTAATCAAACCACATTATATCATCTTCAAACATTGAATTATATTTTTCTTTTTCTTCTAGGTATTTTTTATGGCAGTTTGTCATTTGAATTATTTCATCAAAAAGACTTTCTAATTTGGATAAATACGTAATGGGATAACATTCAGTTTTACCATTTAATTTATATAACGGAGCATACCTATCTTCTATGTCTGTAAGACGTTCTAGTATTATTGATTCAATCCCTCTGCAACCATAACCATTACTTTCAATTGCTGTTATTAGTGTTGGTTTATATACTTCTCTTTTAAATCTTTCTTCTATTGTTTTAGATGTTACTCCTATTTTACAAAAAACTTCAAAATCTTTTCTTAATAAAACTAAATAGACTATGTGTGGGTTGTTTGCTGTAAGCAGTTCTTTTTTACGTTGTGTTAATGTTTTCATTAAATTCTAACTAAATCAAATTGAATACCACCTAGATTAGTTGCGTATTCTTTATTTTCTGTTGCTAACCAGAATAAAGCATCGTGACAGCGAATAGCTGTGTTGGGTAAATTATTAAGTGTTTTGAAATTAATAATAGCTTTCTCTTCGTGTTTAGTCATTGAACGGTAAAAAGCCCCTTTATCAATCTTAACTTCATTTACTAGGGTGTTTGTTTGGTCTTTAGTATAACCACATTTTAAAAAGAATTCAAATAAGTCTTTACGACTTCTTGATGCATCATTCAACGCTGAGTTATACATCTTCTTAGCTTCGCTTCTTTCAACTTTATAGTTATTCATAATGTTCACATATACCATTGGACCTATTGTTGAGTCCACCATTCTATCAACAAAGGTTGCGAATGCTGACGCAATATCTGCTTGGTACATTTCATATGGTGTATATTTTCTCAATTGACGAGTACATTTAGTAATCGTATTGAAATCACGATTATCTTTTGTTGTTGTTTTAAAACCCGCCATATGCCCAGCACACAATAATGATAGTAAGGATAAAATATAGTTTGCGTGGTTTTGTTGTTGTTTACGAATTGTGTATGTATTCGAGGCTATTGCAGCAATAAAACCATTTTTATTTTTCAATAAACTTGTTTTAATATCATTGGCTTTTTTCATTATTTGAGTGAATAATTCAATAGTTACTTGATTAGAAAATTCTTTATGTAGTTCATTGGTTATTGTTCTATTTGTATTTTTGAAAACATCTTTAAATCTAATATAACCAATTTCTTTATTTACACTAGCAATTTCTCTATCTTTTTTATCATTAATAATTGTTTGAATATCTTTCCCCATAATTTTACTAAGATATTCTTTATAGTTTTTGATACAAACTTCTGACGCAATTTCGAAACCTCTCATAACTATTCTAGTTTCACTATCAATTTGGTTTTGTTCAACCAAGTGAATAGCATATAAGTGATTAATAATATGAATAGCTTTGAGAAATGTATCATCTGTTGTAAATTGACTGGCAAATGAATAATCCGTGCCACATCTGGCACCGTTCCTAATTGCCGTATCTATTTCAACTTTGGAGCGTTTGTTCTTTGTGATACCATCATATACTGTTAGTGATGGATTGACATCAATAAAAGTTTTCGCTGCTTCCAATAGTCTTGAATAACGTTGTGCTGGATTATTCATCAAGTATGGATTCTCTGTTCTTTTTGCTAGATATGCCGTTGCATATAATAATAAGTCAGCCTTTCCAAATCCATTATATAAATCAAAATCACCTTGTATATTGGTGTATACATACGAAAGTTGTTTATGTATTAGGTACTCATCTTGTTCGATAAGATTTGAATACTTAACTGGAAATAGTAGTTGTTGGTTTTCATTATCAATAACCATATTATTCCATTTTAAATTAAAACCATATTCATTCATTATTGAAGTAAAAAGTTTAGAGTAAGTAATGTGGTGAAGCAATGCAATAATATTTGGTTGAGTTTGTTCTAAGTAATTTTCATTGTTAGAGAATTCAACTTTCCTAATTTGCTTTTCAATCAAGTTAATATCTAATTGTGAACCAACGGTACGGTAAAATAACTTAGCTATATTAACTTTATTCCTAACCCTACCATATGCTTGTATTATTTCATTATATGATAATTTATTAACTTCTGAGAGTTGGTCACATATTATACCTATACTTGCATCAAATTCAATATCAAAACCAATAAGATACTTACTTGATAAAATATATATTGATTTTGTTGGGTCTAGTTCTGCTTTATCATTGAGCTCATCCTCTTCAATAGTATGTGCTTTTGCTTTTGCTCTTTTTGTATGTAATGATTTACCTAGTAATGTTTGAGTATCTCCAGATAGCTCTTCATTCATAATTATATTTTTGATTTGATTTAAATCATTTGTAAATAAAATAACTTTATTTCCAGCATCTCTTTCTTGTTTAACAAAATTATAGTAGTTTGTATGTGGTTCAATTATAAGTTCTTTTTTTGTTTCTTCAATTCTTTCTATTTGGATAATCTCCATATCAGCCAAAATAGTCGCTGGAATATCTAAATGGTGATATACTGGCGTAGCTGTGCTAATTATTATACCACCTTCAATTTGTTTAAATATAATTTGATAGAAGTCTCTTAATGATTCACGATAGTCAGCTAATGCTAATATATCAAATTCATCAATAAAAAAATTACATTGAACCAGTTCGTTGAATATTTCTGGATGATGTTTCTTTAACTCAATGATTTGTTCGGGGGTTGTATTAACTACACAATTACCTTCTTTTATGGCTCTAAACCATTCTTGCCATTTTTGTTTAGAAGTTCCGTGTATAAAAAATTGTTGTGATGAAATTCCCTTTTGTTCTTTTGATGCTATCATTCCAGTTAATGGACTTATGATAACTATATTTTGGTCTTTGATATTCAGTACTGCGGATGTTCCACCTATACCTGTACTCCCCTTAATTATATACTTGTTAGTTGAGAAGTCTGTAATAATAGAGTTAGCTATTTTGTCGTTGCTAACATAGTCTTTGATTTTGATTGTTTTCACTATTCATTTGTATTCGTCTTTTCGTTATTTTTCTCGTCTTTTTTACGGGAGACGAACCGAGGGAGAGTAGCTAGCTCTTCGACCCCTCGGAACCCGTTTTATTTGTTTAACTTAGCAAATATACTAATATATATTCGAAAGTCAAAGAAAGAACAAATAAAAAAGAAATTATTATGTAATTTATAATGATTCTTAATAACGAATCGACAATTGAAGGAATATGTTTGTTTGAAAATGAGCCCACATCGGGCTCACACTTTTTGACTATTTGAATTGATTATCAGCTGATTAAGTGTTGACAATCTTGGTCCTTTTTATAAGATAGAAGGAAATATTGTCAAGACTCGTCAAGACTTTTTTTGAATTAAATTTCATTCAATAGAATTAATTAATTAAAATAATGAATGAGATATACTTTTTAAAAGTTCTTCGTATTTATTATTAAAGAAGATATGACCAACGAAGAAGCAAATAGTGTAATAAAAAAATATATAAGATATATCACAACTATATCAATGCGTATGGGACAACCAGAATATATAGATGATATGATTCAAATTGGTAGAATGGCTGCTATTGATGCCTATGGACGTTTGGACCCAACTAAGATAGTCAACGATGAAAAGAGTTATATTACAACGTGTATCAAGGGGGCAATCAAAAATTTTTTGTCAGAAAATGCCAGAACAATTAGAATACCTAATAAAAGAATAAATGATGTTAGTATATCAACAATAAGTCTAAATACTCCAATCAACGATGATGGGGACACCATAGAAGACTTAATTCAATCTGACCATACTGACATATACCCAGAGCAAAATGAAGCTATTAAATCGCTTTATTTGGCTTTATCTCAATTAAAACCAAAACATCAATTGATGATTAAAATGTATTATGATTTGAACGATGATGACCAGCCAATGACGTTGCAATCAATTGGTGATGAATTGGGAATAACGAAAGAAGCCGTAAGACAACAACTATCAAAGGCTTATGAAAAATTAAAAATAAAATTAACAAATGAAAAAATATAAATTCAATGGTGCTCAGATTTATGAAAATCAATACCACAAATACCTAATTGAGATAAGATATCTATTAACCACAAATAGAGGGTGGATACATTTAAATAAACACGACCAACAAACAGTTATCAATAATGCATTTATGAGGTTTCTAAATGAGGTCCAAAAAGGAAAAGTAATTGCCGATAATTACAATGATTACAAAGGTTATTTATTTATGATAACAAAAAACGCATACCTTGCTCATTTTCAAGAAATCAATGCTATTAAAAGAAAAGATAGAAACTTATATGTTGATGAAATTCCATCAACATTTGATTATGAAAGTTCAGAATTAAATAATCAAATTGATGATATTATATTTGATGAATTAAGTATTGTTGAAAAAATTATATTACTGATGAAATATGAAGGATATAACAACAGATATATTGCAAGAAAAATAAATTGCTCCGCAGCATATATAAGTGTTTTTTTAAATAAAATTAAACAAAAAATATTCAAAGATTATGAATTAAAACATCATCAATTTAAACAAATTGAACTGGAGCCAATCAACTATGATACAGTTTGGGATAATATATAAAAAAAGGGCCTTGATAGGCCCCTTTTTATTTTCTGGAATTGAAAGACAATAATGGCACATCGTCTTGTAAATAATCAACAATAACATAACAAATTAATTCCAGTTCAATCATAACATCATCAATATTTATTTTCCTATCAAAAAAATAAGTCGTCTCAATTTGAAAAAAACTCCACTTATCTTTTGTTCTGAATTCCGAACATTCCGTAGATAAAATAAATGGCATTTTCTTATTTATGTCAGGGAAGAGTTCTAAGGCACTATCTTTTATAATATGTGATAGACGTTCCCTCAACCTACTAA